GGTGGATCCCGTCCCCACTTGTAGAAAGGTCTGGTCTATGGCCAGTTACGATTACTTCTACTTCACCGTAAGTGCCAGTTAACCTACTGGCAAAGGGGGTTTTTAAATGTTTTTGTTGAAGCTAGGGCCTCATTGCGATTTTATGTTGTTTATGATTTATTTAAAAACAGTGAACGTCAGCCTAGTTCAATATACCTATCGTAATAGGCAGCTGATTCCAGACTTGGCGGCAAGAGTTGCGACACAAGCTCCATGTCGTGTTCCTTAATTGCCGCCTCAACAGCCAGCTGAACCTCGATTGGAATCTTAAAGAGTTCAGCCGTCAGAAGACGGGCTTCATCTGAGGGAGCGAAAGGGCCCGTTGGGCCGGTGAAGTTCGTCGGGCACTCCCGATAAGATGAAGTAGTGTGCGCTATGGCAATTCCCTCAGTGAGAGATAGAGCAGTGCGTGCCAAGACACCTACTATCGGACACTGGGGCAATTCGTAGCATAGACTTAGGGACTTGGACCGAAGCAGCTCATCCATAATGCGGTTCCCCGCACCAATGTATGAACTGGTCCAACCAAATTGTTGCAAAACACGCCTTGGGTCCTTAATGACCTCCAGGGAAGAAGTCATGGTCATGCCGCAGAAATGACCATGGCTAGGGGTAGGAACTTCTTTTATTTCTACTTCGAAACCTAATTTCGCGTAGTCGAGGGCGCTGAGTTGGAAATCGACGGCGAACAATCCGTCGTCTCCTTCAACAAACCCCCGCGCAGTTCCTCCTTTCTGCTTCGCAATGAACAAGATCAACATCAGGTTTGTGAAACCATTACCAAGTGACGTACACATGTCACCAGACATGCGACGCCCTTTGACAACGGCTCTCACTCCCCTGCGGGTACTCAATCTGTTCACGCCGGTTAGAGTATCGCATATCACCTTAGCGAGCTCTGGATAATTTACAAGACAATGCTTGTACAAACGGCACTCACACGCGTTCATAAGTTCAGGTGTAAAATGTGATTCGAATGCTTTGAAATCATTTTCATAATACCTTAGACCCGCATGTTCCAGACCGACGACCAATGCAGGCCGATCGGGCACCGGAACATGCTTGATGAACCAAGGATTCTGATACAATTGATTTTCAATTGCCTTGAATGCAGGCCCACTATACACCTTGAACGCATCTGATCTCGAATTGATCCACCTGGCTTCCTTCCAGGTGGGGTAGGACTCTAACTTCACGAACGACTTAATTTTGGACCTATCACGTTTAGACGGGGGAGCGCCTGCGAGGGAACTTTCTGTAACCTCTAGCGACTCTTTTCTCTCCGTGTTATAGGGGGCATCATCAAGCCATTCTTTGAAGGTCGGTACAACAACAGGTTCCACATTCAAGTCGAGCCATTCATCAACAAACTCAGCGAACAATTTGTAGTCGAGTTTGTTGTTGGATGGTCCGCTTGCAGGCAGACCGTTGCGAGTTGTTTTAGCGTGGCAGACTGGAGTTGTCTTGCCCTCCACGCTAGCAGCAGGTTCTCGGAGGTGGTCGAGATCCCGAAGGACACGCTTTGATAGGCCTCGGATGAGGGTGCGCCTGTCGTTCCGATCGACTGAGAGCGGCGCATATCCCGGAACATACCCAAAATTGAGGCGCCGAAAATTACGGCTCCTATCAACGTGGCCAGTAAGACCAGCAAAATCAACCCTTTGACGATCGACCAAAGTACTTTTGGGCGTCGGGAGGGGCGTCTCTTGAGATCTGTATCCAACCGCGTAAACTTTGGCGTTCCGGCCAATTGTCCCGTGAGGTGTACGTTTGAGTCGGTCGCGGACCACTGAGCTGTGTAACGACCGCTGCTCACAGCTCCCCTTAAGTTTAAAACATTCATGCCCACAAGGAGTGCTACCAGCTCAGAACCGGCAAACACTCGAATAGCCACGGTGTCTTCAACAGGAAAGGAGCTGATACGCATAAGTCTCGCTCTAGTGTTCGTTTTTAGGACATCCAGCGACGTTTCATTCCTGCTATCGGCGATGGCGCAGGACACCAAATGAGGAGCAAAGAGAAACTCCCGACGAGAATCGGGATCCAAAAAGCATTTGTCCAATACTGTCCAGGCCGCTTCCTCGAAGCCTAGCCACACAGCTGTTTTATGGAACAAATTGCCAAATGTGTCCAACGGTTCTTCAATAATCCACGAACCAAGGACATAGTCTCGCTCTGCTATGGGGGACATTGTCTGTGAAAGGAGCCGATTATCCCCTTCGTATTTCACAGTCGAATATTCTAGAGAGTGGGTGCGCACGACTTCACCGCACACTTCTTCGAAATTCTCATCGAGTACATCAGAGTCAGGATGTTCACCATCCAATGCTCTCTGTGGTATACACTCGGCAGGCTCAATTACGGGCTTTACTCTAGTCTCTCCATTTTCAAATGCTCCGAACTTCTCCTTCACGCGTTCCTCCATAGGTGGGAATTCGTAACAGAGACGGTCGTTGCACCTGACATGGGGCAGTCTAGACGTCTTCGCAATGGGTGGGGGAATAGGGGCTTGCGGAATAGGTAAATTGGATGTCGGGCCAAGGGGCCTGCGACAATCTATTCGGCCAAACGGTTTGAACCCACAGATCGGTTCATGGTCAATGAAGCGATACATGAGGTCATCATTGGTGCGAACACGGATGCCATAATTATGGCCCCAATTCATACCATCGAGGTCCAAAGCAGGCGGAGGCCCTTGCTTTGGGGGATCAGGGATCTTGGATACTGTTAGTGTTTGTAGTGGTGGTGAGATCAACTTGTAACGGTCGCCAGTTTTAACGACGGTCGTATTCCCATTGATCATGTGCATGATGTGATTCAGGTCATCTCCGAAATCGCTAAAGGACGCGAAAACCAGGAGTATGACATGGGACTCTCCTACATCACACGCAGGGAAGAGCTCATAGG